TGCAGAAAATATTAAAGCTGGTGTGACCATTTTTGACATTGCAGGAAATTACGAAGGAGAAAAAGGATTAGATACATCAGATGCTACTGCGATTGCAAGAGACTTGGCAAAAGGAAAAACGGCTTATGTTAATGGTAAAAAAATTACGGGAGAAGCAATAGAATATGCAACAGATGGAAACCTAATGAGTTACTCGCAATGGGGAGATGGAATGAAATATCCAACAGATGACCCAACAAATAGATATATGACTTTTTATATGAGATTTTATAATTATGATAAAATTTTAAGATGGGATTATAATCACGGAATGGCAATATCATATACTAGTTTAAAAAATGCATTGGGATTAACAGCAGATAAAATAGCGTCTGGAGAAAAAATATTAGATTTGATAGGGACGTATAAGGGGTTAGACACATCAGACGCTACAGCTATTGCAGATGATATCTTGGAAGGAAAAACAGCATACATTAATGGAGAGAAAGTGGAAGGTACACTTGCTAGTATTTCAGGCGTAGCCGAAAGTACTGCAACACAAGTTTACGTACCTGCTGATGATTCTTCAACATTGTATATGGATGCGTTATCAGATAAAAATGGAATTATTACAACAGATACAACAATTACTGTAAAAGCAGATAATGAATTAGTAGCAGATGCTATAGGTCTAGCTCCAGATATGATTAGAGCAGGAGCTAATATTTTAGGAATAGAAGGAACTTATGACAGCAACCCAGAAGATTATAATGCAAGATTTGAAGCGCCAGCGGGAGTAACAAGTAATTTAACAGCTGCAAAATGTATTGTTTCAATAGAAAGTATGAATTTAGATGGAATTACTGTTACAAGTAATATGTTTGCTGGATGTGAATCTTTAAAATCATTACCAGATATGGACGTTTCTAAAGTAGGTCAAGCTTCTACTATGTTTAAAAATTGTTATAACTTAGTTTATACTCCAGAATTAAATTTTAACTCTGTACAATATACATCAAGTATGTTCGATGGATGTCATTCGATTTCATACATTAATTTAGTTAGTGTTGGAAATCGTCTTCACGAATTTACTAATATGTTTAGAAATTGTTACAATTTAAAACAAGTTCCAAATGTAATTTATTGTAATAGCGAAAGCTATGCTGGTATGTTTGCAAATTGTTATAGTTTAGAAAATATTGACTTTAGAAATGCAAAAGTAAATAATGCCCATTCTGTTAATGTTGCAGATATGTGTTACAATTGTACTAATTTAAAAGAGTTTTCTAATATGACTATTCAACCATATGACTATAGATACGAATGTCAAACAGATAATATGTTCTATAATTGTACTAATTTAATAAAAATATCTAATTTAAATATAATTTCAGGAACTAGAATGAACAATACTTTTTATAATTGTACTAATTTAACAACATTGGAAAATTGTCAAATATCTATTGGAAATATGTCAAATAATATGTTTAAAAATTGTGTAAATTTAGTAAATGCATTTGAAAATGGAAATGTTTCGTTAACAACTCAAAGATATGGAGTATATAATATTTTTGAAAATTGTTATAAACTAAAATTTAATAATGGATTTGTAAATGTAAGGGCATATTGTAATAATGGTAGTATTTCTAGTACATTTTTAAATTGTACCAATATCACATCTGCCAACATAAATGTAACACAAAATAATACTGGTGGAATTTATGGTATGTTTACGGGTTGTACAAATTTTACTACAGCAAATATATTTGTAACAAGTGGAACAGTAGGAGACATATTTAAAAATTGTCCAAACTTTGTATCTGCTAATGTTACTTTAAATGGAGGAACATTATATAATACATTTGCTCAATGTGAGAATTTACAAACTGTAAATATTAATATAGGACATAGAATAAGTACACCAAATTTATTTTATGGATGTAATAGTTTAACGTCATTACAAAATATAGTTTTAAATTCAAGTTGGAATTATTTTTGTAGTACAAATTATATGTTTGCAAATTGTGCTAATCTTAAAGATGTGTCAAATATGCAAATTAGCAATATAAGTAATGCAGTTGGTATGTTTGAAAATTGTACTAGTTTAGAAAATTTTTTTGATATTAGTATAGGTGGAACATATTGGGCATCTAATATGTTTAAGAATTGTTGCAATTTAACAAACTTTAATAATGTGTCAATATATGGAATAAATATTTATGACAATATGTTTAGAGATTGTAAAAGTTTGAAATCGGTATCTGGATTGACTATATGTCAAGAAAGAGTAACTAGAACTTATGCTATGACTAATATCTTTGTAAATTGTACAAATTTAACGGATTTACAATCATTCTCTTTCTGTTGGGATTTTAGTGGTAACAACATATTTACTCCATTTGGCTATTACAATGACGTATTAGCTGGAACCATTCAGCCACTATATAATCTTGTTAACTTTGGAGGATTTATAAACTATGGAAATTATTTCTGGAGAACTATTGGAACTGCTAATAATGCTAGAGGAGATTTAGACATAGTAGCAGCCCCAAATTTATCATATCAAAGTTTACAAAACATTATGACTAATGTTGCAAATTTATATAGTGTATTTAACATTCCAGAAGGTGAAACATTAAATAAACCTCAGTTAATTAGAATGTCAAATCAACAATATGAAAAGATAACAGAAGCAGATATTTTATCATTGCAAGATAAAGGATGGAATGTCGTAGTTCACAATCTTACATTAATATAAAAATTTAAAGAAGAAAGTAGGGTGTAAAAATGCTAATAAGAATACAAAATGGAGAAATCATAAATCTATATAATGTGGCATTTATTTCTGTTGACAAAGAAGGAACAATGGGAATTAAATATACATTAACAAACAACAAGATTTTTAAAGAAGAATACAAAACTGAAGCAGAAGTAGATGCGAGAGTTGAAGAATTAATGTCTTATAATATAGGACTAACAGTTAGTGAAATGAATGAGGCATTAGAAACAGCTTTAGAAATTGAGGGAGAAAATCAATAATATATTAAAAAGAAAGGAGTGGTATTGCAATGGCTATTATTGAAAACTTTTATAATGGCGATAGAGCTAGGAATATTAGAGAAATTTTAACTCAAAATTTTGCTAATGTTGCAAAATACATTCCAAATAACTTTATCTCTTTAACTTCAATAGAAAGACAAAATTTAACAGATGACTATAAAACACATTTCAAATTAGTCTTTGATAAAGAGCAAGAGTATGTTTACAGATGGTCTGAAGTAGAAAGAAATTGGAAACAGTATTTAATCAGAGCAAAAGATGAATATGCTAGAGCAGAAGTTAATGCAAATAGTGAAACTGCTTTTACAGATGCACAAATTGGTATTGATATAAATGGAAAATCAAATCCATATACAATTACTTTTTATAATAGAGATTATACTGACCAAGATGGCGTTGCACATTCAAAAGCAGCAAAAGATTCGGTGTTTTTAACTGCTGCAAATATTAAATATAATGACAGCTACAGTACACAAAAAATTATTGAAAAGATAATTGCGGATTTAACATCTCTTGATGAATTTGTAGGAGATAGAGGCATCTTTTTAAATAATAGTGATATTATAGCAACTACAGTTACTGGAGCTTTAAATGAAATAAATCAAAAAACATTAGATAATAAATCAAGATTAGATAATATAATGGATGGAACAACAGTTGTTCCAAAAGCTCAACACGCAAATGAAGCAGACCACGCTTTAGATGCTGATATGGCTGATGATAGCCAAAAGCTTGGGGGACAACTTCCAAGTTATTATGCAACACAAGATGATTTGGCAGTAACAAATACAACATTAGAAAATACGATTAAAAGAGTAACTACTAATGAAGGAAATATAGTAGACTTACAAGAAGGTTTATTACAAGCAAATACAGACATTTCTGGTTTAGATAACAGAATTGATAGACAAGATGTTGTTATTGAAAATTTAACAACTACACAAGCAACACACGCAGAAATGTTAGATGAGTTAACTGAATCTATGACAGATATAGCAAGTCAAATCGGATGGGAAATGTTATTAACATAAAGGAGGAATTAATATGGCTTTAGCATTTTATGATTATTTAGAAGCTTTAAAGAAACCAACATTAATTCCTTGTTTGAAATTAGAATGGTTAAATCCTGATGATACAATAGCTTACGAAATAACAACAGATTTATATAATACTAATGGGACATTAAATGTAACAAATCAAAGTGGATGTAGAAGAACATTCAACTTACAAATACATAATGTAGATGGAAAGTATGATATAGATGTTAATAAAGTATGGCTAGGTCAAAAAGTCAAATTACATTTAGGATTATATATAGATGGAACTCCTTACTTAATACAGCAAGGAGTTTTCTATTTGACCAATCCAACAGATATAATGAATACGGCAGAAAATTGTATTCAAATTAATTGTACAGACAAATGGGCATATTTAGATGGCACTTTATTTGGTAACCTAGATGGGATATATAAAGTTCCTGTAAATGCTAATATTTTTGATGCAGTAAAAGATTTATTATTAACAGATAGAGGAAATGGAGTGCCAATAGATTCTGTTAAACCAAACATAAGTAGCTTTTTTAATTCAAAGAAAACAAAATTGTCTGATGGGAAAGAGGTATCTGTTTTAAATACTCCATTTACTGCAACAATAGATAAAGGACAAACATATGCGGATGTATTATTACAATTTAATACAATGCTTGCTGGAGTAGTTTATTATGATAATGTTGGAAGATTAAATATAGAACCTAATGAGGAAGATTTGTTGGACAAAAATAAAGAAATCCTATATCACTTTGACCAAAATAACAGTGAGATATTAGGAAAAAGCCAAGAGTTTCAATTCAGTAGTGTATATAATGATATATTATGTGTTGGTGCTACAACAAATGGATATTTAGCAAAAGGTAGAGCAACAAATACAAATATAAAAAGTGATTTATGTGTACAAAGAATTGGAAAAAAAACAAAAGTGTATGAAGATACTAATTACTATACAGATGGTTTATGTGAAGATTGGGCAAATTATTTATTGAGACAAAACACAATATTGCAAAAATCTATTAGTTTAACAACAATACCATTATATCATTTAGATGTTAATAAATTAATTACAATTACTAATGAAAAAGAAAACTTAAAACAAGAAAAATTCTTGATAAACAGTTTATCTATTCCATTAGGACTAGGACAGATGACAATTTCTGCAACATCTGTAAATGAATTAGAATTTTAGGAGGTAAATATGAAAGACATACAAATGGATGGTCTTGCAAAGAAATTTTTAAAATCTATGCGAGATTGGATAGATAAAAGAATTCCAGAAAAAACAAGAGATTGTTTAAGAACAAAAATTGCTGTAATTGTAAATAAAGCAACTGTTTCTGGAGCAACATTATATGATGTTGTACTTGCTGGAGATTATGGTTTGTATTTAGATTTAAAGACCTCTTTAAATTCTGGCAGTATTGACCAAACAACATTTAATAGAGAAGTTGATTTATTAACATTAGACAATTTAGATGCAGTTAAAACTGATACATATAATGTTGGTGATTATGTAGTAGTAGGAATTATAGATAATAAATTAACAAATGCTTTTATATTATTTAAAAGTATTAAGAAAGGGGTATAAAAATGGCTACAAAATTTAAAGAAATAGAAGGCTATGAAATTGTAAACTGGCATAATTATAACCCTCCATCTATTGACCAAATTAATTTGCTTCATATTGAAAATAATATAAAATTAAATAGAGATACAATTAATGCAATTATTAAAAGACTTGGAGAAATGCCTGACAGTGGTTTATCAAAAGAAGACCAAGCAATTTATGACAATTCTATATATGAAACTTTAATTGACCATAAAAATTTAATAGCACAATTGGATAAAGATAAATTAGATAAAAATACATATAATGAGCAAATAGTAGAAGTGCAAAATAAAATTGCCAATAGATTAAGAAAAGATATGGATGATTCATCAGAGTTTGGGTATAAATTCAAAAAACTAGAACTTACTCAAACACTAACTGTAGGAACAACAAGTACTTTTTCTGGAGCTGTTACTGCAAATTCTACATTATCTGTTGCAGGAAAATTAACTGCTAATGGAGGTTTAGAAACAACCACATTTAAGGCGACAGATAATGCAACTTTATCAAAAACGTTAAGTGTTACAGGTGCAACAACTCTTAATGGAGGAGCTACTATAAAAAGTGGAGCAACAGTTACTGGTACATTAACTGTAGACAAATTAGTTGTAACTGGAGCTATAGAATGTGCAAGTGGAATTACTTGTAAGGGTGGAAGTATTTCTATTAATGAAGGAAGTTTAACTGCAAAAGGTTCAATTACTACAACAGAAGGTGAATTAAGAACTAACAAAAATTATATAAAGATGGCGTATGACCAAAATATTAAACATACATTATGGGTACAAGGAGCAGTTCCTTCTTTAGGTGGAGGAGATGCGGTAATTGTTACAGTTCAATAAAGGAGGGATAAGTTATGGCAACAGGAGCTTATTATCGTTCTGATGGAATTCAGAATAGTGGAACTGCAATAAGAAGAAGGAATGGAGTAAACGAAAATGTTGAAATTCATAATTCTTCTGGAAAAATTTATCCTAGACAAGTAGTTGAATCATTTACTGCATCTACTCCAACTGGAGGATATTTATGTCATACTTGTCGTAGTGGATATAATTTGAATTCAGAAAAAGGAACTTGGAGAACAGATAAGGCATATCAAGGATATTATAAAGGTTCTGAAGGTGCCTCTTGCCACGCTGTGGGACATTTTTTCCCAGCAGATGGGTGTAAAATAAATATAGGCGGAGGAAAAATCTTAGGTTTTACTGTAACTTATGTCAAAATTGTTATTAATAGAACAAGAGGAGGATATTCTGGAAGTACAATTACAGGAAAGCTAAGACAATCTAATTTAATCAGTAGTTTTAAAAATGGCGTATATAGAGGAATGAGATATAGTGATGTTGTATTAAATGGTGCAGAATTTGTATTTAGTTGGAATCCAATTGGACAAAATACAGTATTAGAATCTTCAGACCAAAATAGCGACTTATGTAAATTTATTCAAACATTTTTAAGTGACAGTTCGGTAAATAGTATTTGTTTATTTAATGGAGAGGGTAGTGCAGGAGGAGCAGATTATTCTAAAAATTATGGAAGTTGTAACTCTTTTACTATAGAAATTAAAGGAAACAAAACTATTCAATTATAAAATTTTAAATAAAGGAGATGGTATGTATGCTAGAATGGTTAGCAGCAAACTGGTTACCACTATTAGTATTTGTGGTAGTAATGGTAGGAATCGCAGTATTCCTAATCAAAAAAAAAGGACTTAGACAAGCAGCAATAGATGCTATTGTTTACGCTCAAAAACAAATGGCAACAGAAGAAGGAAAAGTTAAAATGCAAGCAGCAATAGATTATATACAACAATTAGTTCCATTATTAGCTTTTGTTCCAGATGCTTTACTTGAATCATTTATTCAAGGAGTGTTTGACCAAATTGAATCAGCTTTAAAATTAAACACAACTCAACCTACACAACCAGAACAAATTGAAGAACCAAAAGTAGAAGAAGTAAAACCAGAAGAGGTTGTAGAAGAAGTTGTAATTGAAGAAGAAAAACCAGAAGAGATTCAAGGATAATTTATAGAAAGGAGTTCTTGGTATGGAAGAAAAAGAAATCGTAATTGAAGATTTAGATTTAGAAACTTTAGCAGAAATGGCAATAGAAGATGAAAGTTTTGCAGATGGAGACCCAGACTTATTAGGATGTAGTGACGAAGATGTAGAAGGTGCTCCAGAAGACTTTGAAGAATAGTCGTCAGACTTATAAGGATTAATTTTGAGTCACTTTTATATTGGGGTAATATAAGTTTATACCTTAAATATAAAAGTGGCTTATTTTTGATTGTAGAGAGTAAAGGAGTGATATAAATGTTACCAATTAATGAATATATTACAGTAAGAAATAGAACAGTTTCAAATAGAACAAAAATAGATTATCTTGTTATACATTATGTTGGAGCAGTATCAACTGCATTAAATAATGCTAAATATTTCTATAGTACTTATCGTGGAGCAAGTGCTCATTACTTTGTTGATGACACTTCTATATGGCAAGTTGTATTAGATAAAGATATAGCTTGGCACTGTGGTGCAAAGAGTTATAGACACGCATATTGCAGAAATAGTAATTCAATAGGAATTGAAATGTGTTGTTTTAATAATAATGGTATTACAGATGTATCAGAAACAGTTGTAGTAAATACAGTAGAATTAGCTGCCTATATTTGTAAAAAATATGGAATTACTATTGATAGAGTAATAAGACATTATGATGTTACTGGTAAAAATTGTCCTGCTCCAATGGTAAAAGATGAAGCAAGATGGAATGACTTTAAAAATAGATTAAATGTATTATTAAATGGAGAAACACAAGTAATAGTTCCAGTTGAACCAGAAAAACCAGCTGAACAAAATACAATGAATAAATTAATGTATGTTACTGCAAAAACTGGATTAAATGTAAGAACTGGTATTGGAACAGGTTATGGTATAATAAGAACATTACCTACAGGAGCTTCAGTTACAGTATATGAAATGTCTAATGGATGGGCTCGTATAGGTAGTGGAGAATGGGTAAGTGCAGCTTACTTATCAGAAACAAATCCTAATGCAATTCAAACAAAGACAATGTACGTTACTGCATCAGCTTTAAATATTCGTACAGGAGCTGGAACAAACTACAGAGTATTACGTTCTATTCCACAAGGAACACAAGTAACTGTTTACGAAGAAAGAAACGGATGGGGAAGAATTGGCGATGGACAATGGTGTAGTATGAAATATTTATCTGCATCAGCACCAGCGCCAAAACCAACAAAAACAATGTATGTTAGTGCAAGCGCATTAAATGTACGTTCTGGGGCTGGAACAAATTATTCAGTAAAAAGAACAATTAATAAAGGAACAGCTGTAACTGTATATGAAGAAAGTAACGGATGGTCTCGTATTGGAAATGGTGAGTGGGTAAGTTCTAAATACTTAACATCTCAAGCGACTAAAACTAAAAAAGTTACTGCTAGTGCATTGAATGTAAGAGCAGGAGCTGGTACTCAATATAAAGTAGTTAAAGTTATTTATAAAAATAATATAGTAACTGTTTATGAAGAGAAAAATGGTTGGTCAAGAATCGGAAATGGACAATGGGCAAGTTCTAAATATTTAGCATAAATACTTGACAATAATTTAAAATTGTGTTATAAGTAATTTGGTGTTGAATTAAGCGTACGTTTAATTGTTCAATTTTATCACAAAAAGGGGAATAGTCATAGTGCTATTCCCCTTTTTTTTACGTTTTATTTTTTGTTAATTTCATCTTCAACATCTTGTGCAAATCTTCCTAAGAAGTCTGACATTCTTGCAATACCAATTAGTATTCCTTGTTCTTGCCATAATTTGATATAAGGATTTAATATTGTGATACATTCTTGATTGTTTTTTGCATTCTTAATTCCTTCAATCAAATCCATTGTAGCTTGATTATATACAACTTCTCTGTCTACAGTTTCTGGAAGGATTATATTTTGAGATATGAAATACCTTTCTATCTCATTCCAGTTTGAACAGATTAAAACATTGTCTGTATATAAATCTTGTGGTCTATTTGAATTCCAAGGTTGTTTGAATAGGATGAATGGACAATTAAATTTAGAAGCATAATCTAAGTTGTCATCAATCATTACATCTACATTTATTAAATGTTTTTGAGATGTAAAAATTATATCATCCTCTTTTAAATCTGGAAAGTTTGAAAGTATCCAAGATTTTTTTCTTTCTTGGTATTCTTTAAATGTTGCCGAGATAAAGATTACTTGATGTCCAGAATCCATTAATTCTTGAATAGTATTTTTAGCATTATCTAATATTGATAAGTTGTCATAATACATATCTTGTTTTTCTAATGCTGCAAATAAGTTATCTTTAACTGTTTGTGGATATTCGTCATAGAAATTCCATTTATAAGCATCTGTTAAAATTATAGTTTTATCACATTTTTTGTCGTCGGAATCCCTTGTAACACAAGACTTTTCAAATTCGCATTTTTGACATTTTGTATATTTGTTGTATAAATCGAACCATACTTCACAATTATTTGTTATTGTATCATCAATATCTATTCCTATAATCATTTTGTTCACTCCTTAATTTATTTGAGCATACCAATCTTCTGGGAAATCTTCATCATAAGGTACATCTTCAAAAATTTCACACATTGTTTCTCTAAATCTTTTTAGAACTGGTAACATTACTTGTCTTACTGATGGATGAACCATTTTAGAACATCTTAATTCTAATATGTGTTTCCATTCTCTTATGTTACAAGTCATTGTAACTTCAGCTGCTGTACTATGTGGTAATAACATTCTTAATTCATCTGGTTTTGCTCCATTGTTTGCCATTGCCATATAATTGTCTTCTATGCTTTGCATAGCAGCCTCCCAAATTTCATAATTCTTTTCATCTTGAATAAAGATAGGATGAATGAATTTAATATTATTTGTAAATTTGTCTTTACTATAATTACAGTATCTTGTACTTTCTATTGAGAATGCAGTTCCTGTTCTATGACGAGTTAAGTCTTTATATACTCCAACATCACAACACATTCTAATTGTAATTTTTTCGTGTTCTAAAATAGATTCGTGTCCTCTACTAATACAATTTTTTAATAAATTTTGGTAACTTGTATCTGTTATTATTCCTTCAGAACGATAACAAGTTCTACAAGCACGTTCAATTTTTTGCATTATAGCGATTCCATCATATTCTTCTATTTCAACCCAAGGTGCTATAACTTCCATTTTAACATCTCCTATCTTATATTATATTTGCAAAATGACCACATTTAGCTTTTAAGATTTTTATGTCTGTGCATCTTTCTAATTCTAAATTGTCATTGTAGTTTTTGTGATAATAATCTAATTTATATAATAAGTTTGCATATTTTACAATAATGATTTCTGTTGCTTCTTGTTGTGGAACAGTAAGTTCTAATGCAACATCACATTCATCTTTATTTGCTTTTTTAAAAATCTCTTCTAATTCTTGTTTATTCATTTGTTTTCACCTCACTATACAAAGGATATTTTTGGCAAAGATATGCTACGCAAGATTCCACACAG